TACCGTATTCATTACATCGGTAGCAATAGCATTTGTTGTTGGAACATTTTTTCCTAACAGTTATATAATAAAGAAAGCAGAAGCAAGTTACCAAAACAAAGCAATTCAACAATGGATAGAGTTTGGAATACAACCGCCATCAATGGAATATTCTAGTAACAAAGAATTTGTATTAGCAGTAAGCAGGTGTGTTGAATATGTAAATCTAAGTGTAATGCCTGACCAACGTATCAGCAGAGATATTATTATAGCAATGGCTGTATTAGAAACAGGGTATGGTAAGAGTAGATTTGCTAATGAAGGTAACAATTTGTTTGGCATTAGAACGTGGGATAAAAGTGTATCATCACTCAAACCACTCGGAAATCCAGACGTAAAATGGGGTGTAAGAGTGTTTAATACTAAGTGTGATTCAGTCAAATATATGATAAGTACTATTAACAATCACCATGCTTATGAACTATTTAGAGAAGAGAGAAGCAGTCAATTAAAATCAAATAAACTCAACATAAACAAACAAATAGAACTCCTTAATAAATGGAGTACTAATCCTGACTATACAGATTTAGTCAAGAAAAAGGTTTTAAGCATTAGAAAGATTTTAGAAAATGCTTAACATAATGTGGCGAGGTGCCACACAATAAAGGAGAAGATTATGGATTTTATTACAGATAGAATGAAAGAGAAAGCATCACATGGTGGACTAGGTTTAGTTGCTGTGGGATTGGTTATCTTATTCATGGGCAGTTGGATTAACATCGCCGCCTATGCCGCCATTGCCTATGGTGCCTACCAAGTTTTAACTAAAGGCTAGTTATGAAAACGTTCAAGTGTATTACACGAACAGGCAGAGAGTTTGACGTTGAATACTCTGAGAACGACAACATAATGATCGCACTCTATGATCACTTCAAAGGGGAACCCTGGGGTGATTGTGGAGGTTCTTGTATATGTGCCACGTGCCACGTTGAAATTATAAAAGGATATCCAACAAGACCGGATATGAAATTAGACGAGCAAGAAGAATACTTATTAGAAGATGCTCATAATGAAACTGTCAGCAGTCGACTAGGTTGCCAGTGCGAATTACAGGGCATAGAATCAAACACACTAGTCGTGAAAGTTCATCACATTGACTGAGAAACAACCAGACGTACACAATAGATATAGAAGCGAAGATATGACATTTGATTGGGTCACAACCAATGGTAATGTTGAACAAGCAGAGCTAATTAAAAAAGCATTACGAAATGTTTTTGACCCTGAAATACACATTAACGTACATGATTTAGGACTTATATACAAAATGGACGTTGACAACGATAATAACGTTGATATTATAATGACACTAACCAGTCCTTTTTGTCCAGTAGCAGGCGAAATGCCTAAATGGGTAAAAGAAGCAGTTGAAAAACTAGAAGGTATAAATACTGTTAAGGTAGAGATGTCATTCCAACCAACGTTTGGACCAAAAATGGCTAGCGAACTTGCCCAGATGGAATTAGGATTATAAAATGATAGAAGTAACAGACAAAGCAAAAGATTATCTACTAAATGCTACAAACAGCAATGGTCAGAAATATGCCACATTCAGTGTAAAAGGTGGAGGATGTAGTGGTTTTACTTACGACTGGCAATTTGCTAATGAAATCACAAATCCTGAAGAATGGATAGAAGTTCATCTAAGCAACGAATCAGACAATAAACTAATGATTAATAGACTTGCTGAAATGTATGTCTTAGGTAGTGTTATCGACTACGTTCAAGAACTAGGAGGCTCGTTCTTAGCAGTAAAAAATCCGCAGTCAACAGCAAGTTGTGGTTGTGGTGAATCATTTGCTGTTTAAGAATATAATCCAAACATAATGCCCAATCCTATATCAGATACAATGTGTTTTAGACCCTGGCTCGACCTTATTATATCCTTGCCTAACAAATCAGTTAAATGGTGTTGTAAAAATGTTCATACCCCAGAACAAATCAAAACTTTAAATTTTGATTTAGATATATTAGAGGAACAAGGAATAGATTTCTTTCTAAAACATCCTGTAGTAGAAAAACTAAAAAAAGATTTAAGGTCTGGGATACAAAGTCAAGACTGTGCTGACTGTTGGGATTCTGAAAGAACAAGTGGTGTTAGTATGAGAACTATGTCTAGTAGGGATAACGATTTTATAATAAATCAAAACCTAAATATAGACGAAGATCTTGTTCAATGTCTCGAACTAGAACTAACAAATAAATGTAACATGGCCTGTGCTTATTGCGGACCTGCCTCTAGCAATCGTTGGCAAAAGGAAGTAGGAGTACGATATCCTGATACAGAAGACAAGTTGTTTGATAAAGTATTAGAACTATTAAACGAGTATTGGGACAAATCACTTAAGAAGAAAAGACTCATAATGTTTAGTATACTAGGCGGTGAGCCGTTCTTTTCCGATCACATATATAAATTCATTGAGGAGTTTATGGTTAATGTTAATGAGTCATGTCGATACAATCAAAAGATAATATTAATGGTTACTACTAGTGTAAACTTTCCAGAACGTAAATATAAAAGATTTTTAGAACTTGTAAAGAAAACACCAAACATTCGTTACGAAATGCAATTGTCTGGCGAGGCATTGGGTAAGCAAAGTGAAATTATAAGATGGGGATTAGATTTTAATAAATGGGATAAGGGCGTAGATATGTTTTTTGAAGAATCTAAAAAAATAGAAAACTTAATAATAGGATTTGCTCCTGCCCATAATAATTTGAGTGTACCTTATTTTAAAGAGTTTCTAGTATACTTGTATGATAAAGTTGATAAATTTAATTACAACAAAGAAATAATGATGTTTCATAATTGGGTACAATCCCCTAGGTGGATGTCAGTATTATGTTTAGATCCTAAATATGCTGATGTGGTACAAGAACAAATAGATTATATTAACGAAATGCCCGATATTTGGGAAAATAAATCACATTTCTTAGACTCTATGAAGACCTTAAAAGGTATAGTAGGGAGCGAAGTAAATATAGAATACAAAAAAGAAGTAAAAAATGAGTATGATATGATAGAGAACAGAAGAAATATTTCATTCTCTAAACATTTCCCTCATTATCACGAACTAATTGAACAGTAAAGAATATAAATACAATATATAAAATAGGAACACTACAATGGCAAAACAAACAGTAAATCTAGGTAGTTCTGCAAATGACGGTACAGGTGATCCGTTAAGAACAGCCTTTGATAAAATTAATGATAATTTTGATGAAGTATACGCCGCAAGTGCCACAGGCACTAACATTGACATAACTGGCAATAAGATTACAACTACTGATACTAACGGAAACCTAACACTAGATACTAACGGAAGTGGTAAGGTTATAGTTGACGTGAGTACTAATTTAAGGCTTGATGCTCATACTGATCATGCTATCCTATTTGTTGATGCTAACGGTGATATAAGCCACGATGCTAAAATGACATGGAATGCTACAACAAGTACATTAGCAGTAGAAGACTTATCAATACACGCTGGCACTATTTCATCTAACAGAACTAACGAAAGTATTGTACTTGACCCAGCAGGAACAGGTCATGTTTCAGTAGCAAGTGATATTAAACCTAGTGCTGATGCTCAAAAGAGTTTAGGTAGTGCTAGTTTACAATGGTTAACAATATTCGGTGGCACAGTTACAGCAAGTACTTCTGTAAGTGCTGGCCACACATTACACAATCCAGGAACGGCTCCAGGTTCACCAACAAACGGTATGATCTATTATGATAGTACGGCCCATAAGTTCAAAGGCAGAGCCAATGGTGCTTGGGTTGACTTACATTAATAGGTAATACTTAATGGCATACACAAGAGAGATTATAAACGTAGGTACAACAGCAGACGACGGTTCTGGTGATTACTTACGTGACGCTTTAATAAAAGCAAATACAAACTTTACAAACTTATGGCAAGTAGGAGCAGTTGATACTAATTTAGATTTAACAGGTACAACTATTGCTTCAGTTACAACAAATGCTAATATTACATTAGACCCAAACGGCACAGGCAAAATAGTACTATCAAGTAACGTTGAGCCTGACACTACAGATTCAAAAGACTTAGGTTCGACAAGTAAAAGTTGGAAAGATTTACATACACAGGCAGTCTACACAGACAAGACTATACTTAATGCCCAATCATCAGCACCGGCTTCACCAGTAGACGGCACACTTTATTATAATACCTCAACAGATAACTTTGTTGGTTATATAGACGGTAATTGGACAAACTTAACTGGTGCCGTTACAGCAACAAGTACTGACACATTTACAAACAAGTCTGGTAACATTAGTCAATGGACTAACAATAGCAATTACTTAACCGCAGAAACAATGTCGTTAGCAATATTAAAAACACACGTTGCGGCATCAAGCGACTTTGCTGACTTCAAGAGCCGTATAGCGGCACTATAATCCAAACCCTTAAACTAGATAAATACTTGTATGAGTAAACCCGTATGGACAACCCCCTCCGGACACCTTGGTACAATCCAAGAGAACGAGTATTATAACCTCCCTGTTATCGCAACAGCCGGTAGTTCTGATATCGTTTATATCTTGGTCGCAGGCTCATTACCACCCGGTTTATTAATTAGAAGAGATGGTGTCATTGAAGGACAACCAACTACTAAGGTTGACGTAGCGGGTATTCCACAAGAAGTAGGACAAGATGTTAAATCAACATTCGCCATACGAGCAACAGCAGATAATATTGTAACAGATAGAACATTCTCATTAACAGTAACAGGACAAGATGCTCCAATGTTTACCACATCAGGTGGTAGCCTAGGTACATTTATCGACGGCGAAAGCATAGTATTAAAATTAACAGCACATGATCCTGACCCTGATGATACTTATTCATTTACATTAATATCCGGTGAACTACCACCAGGCATTTCAATTGATTCAGAAGGAAAAATTGATGGTGCGATTACACCAGCAAAAATAGAGGGAACACCAGATGATGGATTTGATGTAACATATTATGACCAATACGGATATGATTTTACTGATGATTATATTAGTAAATCATATGAATTTACTGTTTCATTAACAGATGGCAAGGATGTATCACTAAGAACATTCTCAATAGATGTTAGGTCAGCAAACAATTTAAGATCTAGTTTTACTGGATTGACAGCAGACAGTGATAAGTTTAGTGCTGATGCTGAAGTTAGGCATCCGCCTATTATATTAAATAATTCTCAAGTATATAACAACGTATTACATAATAACAATTGGTTTAAACAAATTAAAGGAAAAGACTTTGATGGTACGCCAATAACATATAGTATTAGTGGTGGAGCATTACCGCCTGGGTTAACAATTAATTCAACATCTGGTTGGATAAGTGGATCGTTACCACAAATAACAGACATTAAGAAGCAGTACAAATATACTGTTAGAGTTACTAAACAAGATGACGCTACTTTTTATACAGAATCAGAATACGAATTAAACCTAGTAACTGATAGCGAAGTTACTCCTGTTTGGACAACTCCTACTAAATTAGGATCAGTTATTAGTGGTGAGCCTAGTAGACTGTATGTAGAAGCAACAAGTACTCAAGCAGAGAAATTTCATTATAAAATTAAAAGCAGTACAAAAAGTGGACTACCTCAGGGATTAACATTACAAACAGATGGAACAATAACAGGTGTTCCTGGCTTTGGAACATACTCAAACGACGACAACACTACAACATACGATAAGAAACTTACTACATTTGATAAAGCAACTAAAGTAACAATACAGGCCATTAATGCTAGTGGTGACATTAGAGCCGAACGTGAATTTACTATAGCAGTTAAAAACGAAAACTATAAACCATATGAAAATGTGTATCTAGTTAACCAATCGTCAGAAACAGAAAGAAAAATTTGGAAGAATGTACTAGAAAATACTAACAATATACCTTTAGAACTAATTTACAGACGTAATGATCCACATTTTGGATTACAGCACGAGGCTAGAATGTTACTAGTACACGGACTTGCTCCTAAATTAAGTTCAGAGTACATGAAAGTTTTACAAAAGAACTTTTATAAAACAGATTTAAATCACGGTGAAATTAAAACAGCAATGGCAGTTGACCCTGACACTAATAAAGTTGCCTACGAAGTTGTTTATGTAGAAATAATTGATAGAAATACAGAAAAGAATACACTAGGAAAAATGATTCCAGGAAACGTAGCAGTAACGGCCAATTCAGCAACTACAATTACCAATTATAGTGCTCCGTTAACTGTTGATGAGATAACTAAGGCTAACACTAATTTAATTACAGGTGATGTTAAAAATAAAACAAAATTATATCCAAGTGGTATAGAAATTATGAGGAAAGTTTTAATTAGCGACATTACTCAATTAGATAGTAGAGTTTTACCTTTATGGATGAGAAGTACACAAAGCAATGGAGAAGTGCTAGGATATGTTCCAGCAATAGTATTGTGTTATGCTAAATCAGGCAGAGCAGATCAAATTAAATATTACCTAGATTCTGTAAATACAGCAAAAGAAATACAAAAAACGTCTTTTACAGTTGATAGATTACTTTGGGACAACAGTAGAAGTAAAAACTTTAATAAAACTACACAGGAATGGACAACTACAGCAGAAACCACATTTGATAGCGATACAACCACGTTTGAGGGTGCTTATACGAGCTTTTTTGGTAATGTTGATAAGGAAGAACGAAATTGGAACACAGGTGACACATATCTCAAATTTCCACGAGAAACAATTATGGACACACCGAACTAAATACAGTATACGGAGAATAGAAAATGGCAAGTAACATAAACCCTAACAACATAAGTGTAACCTTTCCAATTGCTGGACAGGATAACGACTCTCAGGGATTTAGAGATAATTTTAATAATATTAAAACTAACTTAACCACAGCAAAGACTGAGTTAGAAGATCTACAAACAAAGGGTATATTTAAAAGTGCCTTAACTGGTACTACATTAGCAAATGATGGTGCTGGTTCTATACTTGAAGACTTTGAACTAAAAGATATGTCATCAACTATGGTTAACAAAGGAACACTATCAGGTGCTACAGCAATTGATTTTTCCGCAGGTGTATTCCAAACAGTTTCATCTGGTGCTACTTTAGAACTTGCTTTTAGCAACTGGCCAGCAACAACAAAATATGGTGCTGTAACAGTTGAAGCAGATATAACAAACACATCACATAAATTAACACTTCCTACACAATGTACACTAGGGGTTAGCGAACTTGCTGACTACAATAGTACTAGCAGACAAATTAGTTTTGCTTCAACAGGAAAATATAGATTCAAATTCTCAACAATTGATGCTGGAACAACAGTAGCAGTTGAAGATTTAAATAGAGCACCAAATGTAATACATGGTGACGTACTTCAAATACAACAAACAGCATCACCAAAATCAGGCACAGGAGCCGCAGGCGATAAGGCTGGAATGATAGCAGTAGATGGCGATGCGATTTATGTTGCTAACGCAACATACGATGGCTCCGCAAGTATTTGGAAGAAGGTTGATGTACACGCCAATGAAGCAACAAGTAATAGACTACTAAGAAATGGTGGAAATGCTATAACTGGAAACATATTACCTGGTACAACTAATTCAAGAAGCCTAGGTAGTTCAACTAAGAAATTTGCTAACGTACATTCTACAGCATTTACTGGTGGCTTGGTTGGTACTGTAACAGGTACGGTACAAGCATTATCGGGTGCTGGAGCAGTTAATTTAACTACATTAATTACTCAAGTTACTACAACAGGTGCTCAGGCACTAACACTTGCTAATGGAACTAACGGACAAATTAAAATCATTACAATGGTTGCTGATGGTGGAGTTGGTACACTTACTCCTGCCACATTTGCTAACGGAACAACACTTGCATTTAACGATGTAGGAGACTCTGCTATGTTAGTATACAATACAACTGGCGGTTGGGCATTAATTTCCAATACTGGCTGTACTTTAGCATAATTCCAAGTTTTTCTTAAACATTACTTGACATTACACACCTTTTAGTGTTATACTGTGTATAACAATTAACTAATAAGGAATATATCGCTATGTCAGGATTAATGAGCAAAAAATTAAAAGATAGTTACGAAAATGGATTTGACAATACAGTTGGGTCTAAAGAAATATTTAGCACTTGGCCAACTTACGAAGAAGATATTAACGCAGGTAAATGGTTAGCACCAGTTAAAGTTGCGGCATACATCATACATAACTTTGACCCAGATGTCGAAATTGGAGACATTGGATGTGGTACAGGATTAGTTGCTAAACTACTAAAGCCTGGTTGGTATACTAATATTGATGGTTATGATATTACAGTAGAATTTTTAGAAAAGGCTAAAGAGTTTTATCGAGATGTTTCTTATAACGACATCTGTGCTGAACCTTTACCAAAAACATATGATGTAGTTAGTGCTAGTGGAGTATTTGCTCCTGGGCACCTAAGTGCTAAGCCTACAAGTAAAAATATTGCTGATAGTTTGAACCCAAATGGTACATTTGTATGCTCAAACCCTAGTAATGCCCACGGACACGCTTTGATTCCAGCAGACTATTCATACTTAGAAGAAGGAGGATGGAACGCTCAAAACGATTTAACAATGATTTATCAATCAGATCCGTACCCGAGTTTATTACACAATGGGCACCAACATTATCACAGAGTTAGAGCATGGAAAAGGAGTCAAGATGTCTAAACAAATCGATTTAAATGCTTACAAAGAATTTGTAGCAAAAGTAACATCAAACGAATCTAGTAATACTGGATCATTAACAGGTAAATTAAAAGTATTAGAAAACACAACAGGTGTAAATATAGCATCGTTGTTAACAGGTGCTATAGGGATGGCATCAGAAGGAGGAGAGTTTAGTGAAATTGTTAAAAAATGTATATTCCAAGGTAAACCGTTGGATGAGGACACAATCTTTCATGCTAAACGAGAGTTGGGCGATATTATGTGGTATTGGATTACTTCTTGTAGGGCATTGGGTTTGGACCCTAATGAAGTAATAGCAGAAAATGTACATAAGTTAGAATCACGTTACCCAGATGGCGACTTTAATATTTGGTATAGTGAAAACCGTAAGGATGGCGATTTGTAATGTACAACCCATTAACACCTGACTTAAATGATTTAAGCATAGATGATTTAACTAAAAGATTAAGCAAGTTAAATGCTCGTATGGTAGGTGCTAGGCAATCGGGAAACCAAGCAGTAATGAGCCAAATAAGTATAATGATAACGGAAACATCAGAAGCATTAGCCAAACGTAGTATGGATATGCTAACGGCTAAAAAAGAAGAACACGAAAAGTACGAGCCTACTAAAGATCCTAATAATACAGACCCTATAGATATAGGAGAATGACAATGATAGATAAGGTAAAGAAAAAAGCATACCAACTTCTTGCTGATTGTATAAGATCTGATCAACTATCAGCAAGACAAGTACAGGAAGAATTAGAAGCAGATCCTGGCTTTAAAAAATGGTATAAAAAGAAATACCTATGATAGATCAATACGGACAAGTATATTTAAATGAAGCAGAGGCTCTGAGATTAGTTTATTCTAATCCTACAATAGACTTGAATACTATTACTATTGATAATGCTAGTAAGTTTAATAAAGCAGTAGAAGAATTATATAGTAATGTTCCAAAGTTAAAACAATATGTACCTATGAATACTAGTATTGAAGAATTTGATAGGAATAACCAAAGCAATTGGTTTATGCCTAAAGAATATATAGACTTTGATATAGCGAAATGGGTATTAGAACAATGTGACGGTGATACAGAGTTACAACGAGCAGGTGACGAACTAATGGCTTTCCAAAAACGTAACCTGTTACCATTGTTAAATTTTATGTACTATCTAGTAGAAACAATGAGGGAAAATAATATAGTATGGGGAGTTGGCCGAGGATCTAGTGTATCTAGTTTTGTATTGTATAAAATCGGAATCAACAGAATTAATCCAATATATTACAGTTTAGACTTCTCAGAGTTTCTTAGGTAATAAGTACATATAATATACATATATAACGGAGATAACAAATGGCAAAAAGAGAATATAAAACAGCAACTGGCAAAGTAATAGACTTTGACACTCTTTCACTTAAAGGTGAAGAAACTATTGCTGTTGGAAATATGGGTGTTAATGCCAGAGGTGATAAATTAGGTACAGCAGGAGAAGTTGTCAAATCACGTGAAGAAGTAATGGCAGATTATTACAGAATCCACAACGGTACAATACCTGAAGATAAACATATACCTGATCCAGATGACGATCCTACTGGTCCAATGGACACACCAACAGCAGATTCAACTCCTATTATAGAAGCAGACAACATACCAATTAACAATTCCGAAGTTATTACTAGTGATGAACTAGCAAAAGCATTGGCAGAAACAGCCGACGAAGTTATGGAAGATCCTACTTTAAGAAGTGCGGCGGCTGAAGTATTAGCACCAGTTGAAAAACCTACGGTGAAGATAGCCGATGAAGAACAAATTGATGAAGAAGTAGTTGAAGAAGTAGTTAAAGAAGTAGTTAAAGAAGTAGAAGAAGTTATAGAAACAGCACCTCGTGGTGGACTAGCATCAGCAGTTAAAAAAGTTCAAATAGCAACACCTGTTGTTGAAGAAAAAACAGCTCAACAACAAGTAAAAGAAAAAGGTGGAGTAAAAAGACTATGAAAATATTATGTGTGTTATATGATGATCCAACCGGTGGGATGCCTACAAGTTACCCACTAAAAGATTTACCAATGATAGACAAATATCCAGATGGCATGACACTACCAAGTCCTAAGGGTAGAGACTTTACACCCGGTGAATTGCTAGGTTGTGTGTCAGGCGAACTAGGATTAAGAAAGTTTTTAGAAGACCAAGGACATACACTAGTTGTTACTAGTGACAAAGATGGCGAAGGATGTCAAGCAGACAATGAATTAGTTGATGCTGACATTGTTATTTCACAACCATTCTTTCCTTACTACTTAACAAGGGAAAAAATGGAATCAGCACCAAACTTAAAGATGGCAATTACGGCAGGTATAGGATCTGATCATGTAGACTTACAGGCGGCAATGGATCATAAAGTTGATGTTGTCGAAGTAACATATTGTAATTCAAGATCAGTAGCAGAGCATATTGTTATGATGATTCTATCATTAGTTAGAGATTACCATACACAATATAAAATTGTTAATGACGGCGGGTGGCATATTGCTGACGCTGTTTCAAGATCATATGATGTTGAAGGTATGAACGTAGGTACTATTGCGGCAGGACGTATTGGTATTGATATGTTAAGAAAAATGAAACCATTTGATGTACATTTACATTACATGGATAGACATAGATTACCTGAATCAGTAGAACAAGAATTAAATCTTACATTCCACGAAACAGTAGAATCTTTAGTAGCAGTTTGTGACGTTATTAACATTAGTTGCCCACTACACCCTGAAACAGAACATTTGTTTAACGACGAAATGATTAGTAAGTGTAAGCCTGGTGCTTATATTATTAATACTGCCAGAGGCAAGATATGTGATAAAGATGCTATTGCTAGAGGACTTGAGTCAGGTCAGTTAAGTGGCTATGCTGGAGACGTTTGGTTTCCACAACCAGCACCTAACGATCATGTGTGGAGAAGTATGCCACATCACGGTATGACACCTCATACATCAGGAACAAGTTTATCAGCACAAACAAGATATGCTGATGGTGTTAGAGAAATATTAGAATGTTTCTTTGACGGCACACCTATTAGAGATCCATATTTAATTGTACAAAATGGAGAACTAGCAGGTATGGGAGCTCACTCTTATAGTAAGGGTACGGCTACAGGCGGTTCGGAAGAAGCGGCAGAATATAAAAAGTAAGAGGTAAGAATGTTTAGCAGTAACACATTAAGTAAAATGGGCGGTAAGGTTGCCCAATATAATGCCATTAAAGGTAAACTTAGACCTATTAAAGATAATGTTCTTGTAGAAGGTATAAACTTTGAAGAAAGAGTTACAGCAGGCGGCATTATTATTCAATCTGATGATGGAACTGACGAAGGCATTAAAGCACGTTGGGGGAAAGTTTTTGCTAAAGGTCCTGAAAACAAAGAACCATACAATGTTGGGCAATGGATACTAATTGATCATGGTCGTTGGAGTAGAGGGATTGATCTAGAAGATCCTGACACGGGTGTGATTACAAAAATAAGACGAGCAGACCCTAAAGATGTTCTTGCTGTATCAGATGAAAAGCCTGATGAGGGTTTTGGCTCTATATCGACGTTTGTGCCTGCTAACCCAATGACTCAAGAGTAACATGACAAAGAAAACAGCGAATGAATATATCGCAAGTATACCAAAAGACCAAAGAGGCCCATTAGATCTTGAACGTCAAATTGACGAACTTGTATTAGAAAATAAAAAACTAAGACGCCAAATATCTGAACTAGAAGGGCAAGTACAATCGGCTCGCAACGACGCCGACAACCAAAGGGCTTTCGCCAATATTCCTCAATATTAGACTTGACAAATACTCTTAAATCATATATAATATTTGTATGTTAGAGTATTTTAAAGACTGGAACCTCATAATGTATGCTTGTTTGATTATGGGTTTACTATATCAAATAGGAATATGGAGTTGGATTATATTTGATACTAAATTTTTTACAAGAAAATGGAGCATAAAGCACAATGAAAGAACTTTGGACTGAGAAGTATAGACCTACAACTATTAAAGATTATGTATTTCGCGACGATGAACAACGTAAGCAAGTACAAAGTTGGGTCGACTCAAACACAATCCCACATTTATTGTTTAGTGGTGCTCCTGGTGTAGGTAAAACTACATTAGCAAAAGTATTATTAAATGTATTAGACGTAGATGAATATGATATACTAGAGATTAATGCTAGTAGAGAAAACTCTGTAGACACAATTAGAGATAAGATTACAGGGTTTGTACAAACTATGCCATTTGGTGAGTTTAAAGTTGTATTACTAGACGAAGCAGATTATATTAGTCCAAACGGACAGGCGGCGTTACGTGGTGTTATGGAAATGTATGCCAACACAGCAAGATTTATATTAACTTGTAACTATCCTAATAGAGTTATTCCAGCATTACATAGTAGATGTCAAGGATTTCATATTGAGAAACTAGATCAAACAGACTTTACAACTAGAGTAGCAACTGTATTAGTTACTGAAGATGTTAAAGTAGAACTAGATGTATTAGACAGTTATGTAAAAGCAACATATCCAGACTTGAGAAAATGTTTAAACTTGTGTCAAATGAATACAGTTGAAGGTACATTACAAAGTCCTCAAGAAGCAGAGAACACAACAGCAGATTATAGACTACAAATGGTAGATATGATTAAGGCTGGACAAATTAGAGAAGCAAGAAAACTATTGTGTAGTCAAGTAAGAGCAGACGAAATGGAAGACTTGTTTCGTTGGATGTATGATAACTTAGAGTTATGGGGTACAACTGACGAGAGTCAAGACGAAGCAATTCTAACAATTAGAAAAGGGTTAGTTAATCATAGTATGGTTAGTGATCCTGAAATCAATCTGTCGGCAACACTAGTTGAATTAGCACAGATTGGTAAGGGATGAGTTTCGAACTTTACAATACTTTAACAGCATACGGCGACCAATTCCAACTTAATAAGGATCTAAATCCTTACGATATATTACAGCAACTCAAACCCTACGAAAAGCATTATACCCGCTACAATCCACGTACAGTTAACAACAGATGGGGTCTAAGCATAACAAATTTAGATGGCAAGTTAGGTGCTGGACCAGACTTGGATAGTCTTTTACAGTACAATAAAGAACACAACACACAATTAACTGAATTAGACTTCGTTACTCCTACGCCTGTATATGACATATTTAAAGAAGTATTAGATCCTATTAAGGAGCATTTAGTAAGATGTCATGTATTACAACTAAGGCCTGGCGGGTACTTTCCTCCTCATATCGATAGTTACGGAACAGACATAGACTCGTTTAGACTTTTAATTCCTTTAGAGAATATGAATCCTACACATAGTTATATGATAATGGAAGATAGGATTCTACATTGGGATTACGGTTCTACTTATTTTGTAAATACTTGTAAACAACATTTACTATTCAACTGTGGTTATGATAATATGACTATGGTTGTGCTAAATGTATTACTTAATAAGGAGTCTGTTGGGTATGTACTCGATAACAGCAACATGATATAATGTTTTTAAATCCTAAACTACTACGAAGAATTACAATAGACATTACAGCCAACTGTAACAGTTTTTGCCCCGGATGTCTACGCCGTGTAGCATCTGATGTCCCAAGGCTTGGACTTAAAGAAGGCGATATCAACCCTGCTATTCAAGTAGGTCACAAAGGAAATATGCCTTTGTCAACAGTTAAAAATATCTTTACTCCTACTGTAATGGGCGGACTTAAAACACTAGACTTTAATGGTACGTTTGGTGATTGTATAATGCACCCAGACTTGATACCAATTCTTCATCACATAGCAGATGTAAGTGATTCTCAAAAAGAACAACGTAAAGCAAACAATCGTAACAGGCGTACTGACTTATGGATTAGTACAAATGGTGGTGTTAGGGATAAAGCATTTTGGACTGAATTAGGAAAAATTGCTAGTGAAAGATACAATCCTAATAACTCAGAAGTTATATTTGCTCTAGAAGGAACTGACGATAAAACACATCAAATGTACCGTCGTGGGGTGCCTTACGAAGCGGTTTTAGAAAGAGCCAAATGGTTTATGGATGCCGGTGGCGTAGCAGTATGGCAGTTTATAGAATTTGAACACAACAAACATCAAATAGAAGATGCTAAAAAACTAGCAAAAGAATATGGCTTCTCTAGATTTGATATAAGACGTAGTAGAATGGCTGAACACATTTCTAATTCATTAAGAGAAGAAGCAATCAGAACAGGTGTAATGACTGTAGAAGAAAAAGAAACAAGTTATGAACACTCAGGCTTTAGCAAAGTAAAGAAAAAAGATATGTCTGAAGGTGCTGAACATAGTCACACTACAGAAGCATACAAAGAAATGGAAGTAAAAGCAAAAGAAATTGTTGTTAAGAAGTTTAACAACGACATGGACGACTATGCTAATAATTGTAGCATTTGGTGTCAATGGGGTAACGAAGGTAAATTACAAATAGAATGGGACGGGCGAGTTCATGTTTGCTGTCATATGACAGCATATTTTGGTAGACCTTGGAATAAAGATTCAGCAAACGAACAAGGCCAACCAGACAATGAATACCAAAACTATTATGTTAACAAGTATGATGATAACTGGAACTATACAAGTCATCATACATTAGAAGATATCCTACATCATAAATTCTTTCAAAAGGATTTACATGATAGTTGGAATAATAAAACAGATGATCAAGAAAAACCTAGGCTGAACATCTGTATTGATAACTGTGGATCGATTGCTACAGAGTTACGATCTAAAAAAGAAGAGAGAATTGAATTATGAATCCAGAAGACGAAGAACAACTAACTATAAGATTTGATGATATGTTTGAAAGTTACAAAAAAGAAGATGAAGGATATACATCTATATCTGGCATGGACTTAGGCACTGACAGTTTTTATAAAAATCTAGGTATTGATGATGTAGAAGAAGATGAAGGTCATAATAAAATAGATGAAGTTAATACCCGACTACAAAGAATAGAAAAAGTATTAGGTATTCCAGCAGACTTAGAACGTAATAAAGAAATAGAAGAAAAACATCCTCATATTAAAGCAATGGCTGAAGCATATGAGTTAGAAGTTGAAAAGCATATAACATTAGAACTACTAACACCTCCAGAGCCTGAAGAATTTGTTGATGACATACCTTTTTAAATGAGCAAGTCATATGCTTTCATAGGAACAAGTTATCTACATTCGTGTGAAGACAAATACCACAGTAGTGATAATTTAAGATTTGAATTTCAAACAAACCTCATTCAAGCAGTATCTGAAAAGCATACTTCTAATATAATCTATAACTGTAGCGAGGGTGGGCATGGCATTACTACATATTTTAAAAGACTACTGACGTTGCTAGATAGATATAATCCTGATGTATTCGTTCTTGAAATACCTAATGCTCAACGTATCTTAGCACATACAGACAACGAGTATGGAGAGAACTATGATATACATTTTCCTGTACAAATATGGAAGGCAGGAAAACCTCAAAACTTAGATGAGGAGTTTCGTAAAGTTTCTGCTTCAATAATAGATGACAGTCAAGTGCTTATGGAACCTGATGACTTAAATAGGTACTGGACAAAGCATACAAATATGCCGTTTCACTTAGGACCAAAACAATGGCAAGGTTATATAAAAGTCCTATCAACATTTAACGATGGAGTAAAGTCTAGGTTTTTAGATACTATAGCACAATGTGAAGTAATAAATGACTTCTTAGTGAGCAAGGGTAAAGAAGTATTTTGGTTTAGTTGGAAACCTAACGGGTTAGAAATTGATTCTAACAAATTAGCATTGCTTAAACCAGACAACATAAGTGAATGGAAATACGATCAAGATATAGGAAAAGTTACTAACCCAGAAGTAGCAAGACAGCATCTTAAACAGTTTTGTTATGATGATAACCACTTACATTCCAAATATATGCCTGAATTTGCCGAATATTTCGACAAAGTCTTCAAATAACTATAAAAACCTGAAAAAAAGACGTCTTTTTGGTTGACAGATTGGCCAAAAGAGCGTATAATACATAGTATATAGTTAATAAAAGGAGTAGGAAATATGTTTAAAAAAGAAGGATTCGATTATCACGGTGGTTACCTAACTTACAAAGGTGACTTTGTTGCTCGTTTTAAATATGTAACATATCAAGGTTCTTTTAAGAACTTTTTAATCAAAAACTTTACTCCTGAAGAGTATTTTACTCGTTACAAAGAAGGTGAATCACCTTTAGCAATTTTAGAGTCAAAAGGATTTATGACTCCAATGGCAAAGAAGGCGTGTAAAGAAATTGGTCTTCCGGCAACACTAGCAAATTATAAAGTGGCAATAAAAGCCAAGGTAGCAGATGCTATGGCTTTTAGGTCTAAAATGGCAATACAATAATGTTAAAATTAGTTAAACACATTAAATCAATTAACGAAAAATCTAAAAAAGAGATGGATGCTAATCCACATCTTTGGATTGGTACTATTGTAGAAGATCCTAAACATTGGGCAGACTACGGTATTACTACTCCTGCTCAATTTGATCGTCACATGGACGAAGAATGTCTTTATAATCTTGTATCCGACGAGTATTCTAAGAGTTATGCTAGAAGCATAGGCATTTCTACAATGTCAGATAAAGAATTACAAAATGAACTCGATTCTTATTCAACTAAGGAGGCTGTATGAAATATTGGTTAATAGCAATCACTTTAATGTTTACAGTTACTACATCAAATGCTGGTCTATTTACAGCAAATGATAGTCCTACTGAATGTGAAACTGGTTATTATAAAAATGATAATAATTGTTCTGAATTGCCTGGCAATGCTATTGCTATTAAATCTAGTGAAGGGTTCTTTTGTAAATCAGGATATAAATGGAATGGGTCAAGATGTATTAGTATAATGCGAAACGAAATTGTAGTATGTCCTCCCAACACAGACACAGGGCAATAATATGTACCTAAATGCGAACAATATGAAATCTACAAAAACATATAACACCGAATTAGTATTACAGGCGGCCTGTGCCGCTCAACGTTTTAATGGTTGTTATCTTAAGGAAGATGAAACAAAGTTTCACAAGCCGGATCATCAGCCTACTAAATGGAAAGTTACAAAAGCAAGTAACAAAACTCTAGTATATTTTTTAGTAACAGGCAACCTTCCTAGTTATGGTCACCACCCGCAAAGATATGATTTCTTAGAAAATTGTAATATTAAAATTACAATGGATGATAAGTGTCTAGCAGAAGATATTAAATTACACTTCCAAGGCAAACTATTTGAAGCACTTGGTGGCAAACTTAACGAGTATGTTGAGAACATTTGGAAAACATTAGACACAGAAGAAGTACCAGCATACGGAGTTGGCTTACTATGTTCAACACCGTCTGCTTACGAAAGAGATCTTAACAAAGAAAATATCGAAGACACAGTTTTAGAAAATTGTGTTAATGAATACATTGGTTCTGTTAACGATAAAATAGAAGGTGATGTTAAACTTATAAATGTATTTTATTCAAAAAATTATGAATCATATATTTACACAGGTATATATGAGAACAAGTTTCTTGTTAACTTTTGGAACAGTAACGAATTAGCAAAAAACAACGAAACTATTAATATCAAAGCAAAGATTAAACGTCTTGGTCTTAGTAAGTTTTATAAAGGTGCTTGGGAAACAAGTTTAAATTATGTTAAAAAGGTCGAGGAGGCTTAAATGAAAGAATTAAAACCAATAGACAAATTAGAACGTTCAATGAACCAAATGAAAAACTTAGTATGGTTTTTAGTAGCAGTAATAATTACTTGGGAAGTAGGGCAGTTGATTTATGGCTGAAACTAGACAAAAACTTAACGACAAAATAAAAGCCCTGAATTCAACCAGGGTTTTTAAGAAAATAACACCCAAAGGTGACTTATCGTGGTATGTAAAATGGATTTCGGTTATTCTTATTGTAGTAGCAACCGCGGCTAGAAGTCAAGGATCGATACCACATATCGATATGTGGTTTGGGTTAGTAGGAACATTTGGTTGGCTTTGGGTAGGAATGCTTTGGCATGATAGGGCTCTTATTCTATTAAATGGTGTACTAGTAACTCTTATAGGCATTGGCCTAATGAACTTTTATTTTGGAGTATAATATGGACGACTTTGTACAACGAGATATATTTGAAGACGTAGGGTTTGACGACAAGACCCGTCAAGCAGAAGTTAAAGAAGATTTACAATCTAAAATTCTAGAAGTTACGTTTACAAAAAAAGACGGTGAACAACGTATAATGACTTGTACACTTGTAACAGAAGCAATACCTGTTGACAAACGACCTAAACCTTTAGCAGAGGGCGAAGAGCCTAAGCCTGTTAAAGACCATTTACAAAGTGTTTGGGATATTAAAGCAGAAGGTTGGCGTAGTTTTATATGGGCAAATGTTATAGCAGTTAAAGTAGCAGAAGACATTGAAACGGTCTAAGGAATTTGAAAGCAGTTTAGAATTTGGCAACAGGCTAGAAAAGAATCATGCTCTCAAAGTAATAGAGAGAATCCATCCAAAATGTACTATACACGAACCCGACGAGTTTAGAGAAGATGGGTTAGCAGTTCCTGATCATATAATAAAGAAAGGCAAAAAAGTTGTAGCCTTTTATGATAGTAAGAACAAGCGATCCACCTATAAAGTTACAGGTGAACCAGAAAGAATTTGGAGTGTTGATGAGAAACTTTTAGAATATAGAAAATATGCTCTAAAACATAAAGCACCTTGTTACTTAATATTCTATCATAAAGATAGCGATAAAAATAATGTATATATTGTAGATGTAAGTATTGAACCAAAGTTCTACAGAAGGATTAATAACAGGTTTGGCGAACATTGGTTTGGTTATTACATATCACAAACTACACCCCATTCTATCAAATAAGTAAATAGTTTTATGTTAGTTTTTGTTACACCAAAATTAGATAGCACTAGACCGCCACCTTATTCTTACAGATCAAGGGCAACAATACCGTCAAGTAATATAGATGATAGTAGAGTTACAGATGATATTACATCTTTAAAACCTGATGATATAGCAGTATTAGGTAAAAAGCATAGTAAAGAAGATGCTGAGTATTGTATGTCAAACAAAATAAAGTATATTGTTGATGTTGCCGATGACAAGTTTAACAAATTTGAACATTGGTATTTTACTATACCAAATGCCAATGCTGTTACAACTACTTGTCGCACATTAAGTGAAGTGATACAAACAGAAACAAGTAAAACATCATATGTTATCCCCGACCCTACAGAGAGAATTAGAGGCGAACCAAAATTTGTACTTAAAGATATTATGAATACATTTTATTATGGATCAGAGGCTAATTATTCTAAATTAAATTGGTCTGAAATAAGAGAAGTCTTGAATAGCATTAGAAAAACTAATATAAAAATAATGACCAATGTGCCCGAGCGTCCTATAAAAATCTCAAAGTTGAGAAAAAAGATTGCCGGTTATTGGAATTTAACACCTGAGAAAAGAAAACTTGTAGAAGATGAATATATGATACTACTTGATCAATTAATAGAGTGGGACTTTGATGAACAGGGTAAATTGGTAGAAGAATCTGATTTTGTTATGTTACCTGTTGTTGATGACAAACATTCATCTTGTAAAGGTAATAACAGACCAATTGACGCTTTACAACAAGGTAGAATGGTGTTAACAAACCCAGGCATACCGAGTTATGAAGACCTAAAAGACTTTTTATATATCGGTGATATGTCTGAAATATATCAAGAGATGATAAATCAACCAGATCTAGTTGTTGATAAGATTACAAAGGCACAAGAATTCATAGCACAAAACTATTCACCAAATTCTATATCAAAGAAGTGGATAGAAATATATAAGACATTGACACCTTCGTCTATCGGTTAGGACTCCAGGTTTTCATCCTGGCAAGAGGGGTTCGATTCCCCTAGGTGTTACCAAACATAAATATGAGCAACAATGAAACATTTAGAATATATCCTATCTAAAATTAATAAAGCAATGGTGTCAAAGACACCATTCGATCATTTTATAATCCACGACTTTTTACCAGAAGATCTTTATAAAAGATTAGTACAAGCCAATGACAAGTTAACAAACGATAACCTCAAAGTGATACAAAAAATAGAAATACATAATGACGGCGAATTTAAACCTACATTAGAAAACATACACAAAGCCGGCACAATAACTTATAATATGTATAAAGCAGATAGTGTACATGAAGAAGTTGATATACTTTTATCTAATGTACAAGTTAAAGAAGCAATCTTTAACAGATTTGGTATTACCGATGAAGCAAAAGGTGGATCGGAATTAGTAAGAGAAATTAATATAGATTTACTTCCACATACTGATATGAATCATAAAGGATTATTATTAAACTTTCAAGTATACTGTCCTATTGATGACAGCCATTCAAATTTAGGTGTAAAATTATTAAAGAAATTTAAAGCATTTAACGTAATGGATGGTTACATGACACTTAAATCGATACCATATATACCTAATATCGCTTGGTGTATTAAACCTAGCGAGAATTCTTGGCATAAAGTAGACCCTATTAAAGATTTAACAGATTTTAATAGGGATTCGTTGATGATGAGATACTATAAATTAACTATATAGTAGATAACCCAGACTCCATATGCTGATAATAAAGCATACGAACAAAAAGTCATTACTTTATCAAATACAGTTCTTGTCATTATTTAACCATCCTACTAAACGAAGATGTGCCCCACCTAATATGACTTCCTAAATACTGACGTCTACAACCACATTTACAACCTGCTTTACAATCACATTCAACTGGGTCATGCCCACAAGAACAAAGTTTCTTGTTATTTGACATTTTCTACCTTATCACAAAGTTTCAATGCCAAGGCTTCTTCAGCACCTAGCCAAACATCTTGAGGTGGTAGTAAAACTTCTCTAATTTTCTTTTCAGATAATCCTGTACACTTTCTATAGTGATTAATTAAACGTTCTGAGGTTAGTTCCATTTCCTTAACACGAGCAAATAGTTCGTGTTCTTTGCCTACACTTCCCCAACTATATTGATGTGACAATATTGCTGTATTAGGTGTAAGAACTCTACGACCTTTCTTACCTGATATAAACAATAGTAAACCGCATGAAGCAATCATTCCTAGTCCTACAGTTTTAACTGGTATAGACGAAGCCCTCATAACATCAACTAAGGCAAAGCAGGCATTTAAATCGCCTCCTCGAGAACAAATCCCTAAGGTTAGTTCTTTTGGTTTATTAGTTTTTTTCATATTTTCAGCGAGTATCCAATCAACAACTGGACTCATAGTTTCCATAGAAACATCTCCCATAAACACATACATACCATTCATAAGCAATTCTACTTTAGGTGGTATCATATCTGCTGGTGTTATTACTTTTTTATCACTCATTCGTCTGCTCCATTATTGTTTGTTTCTGTATTTTCTTTTGTGTGTCCTAAAAATTTATCGTAAACTTCAACCTGAAGTGAATAAGTATCATGATCTGTGCCGCCACCTAACATTGGCGCCTCCATCATAATCCCTACAGGTACTCCTGCTTGTTGTTGCTGTTTGGCTTCTTCTAATTTCTGTTGATCTTCTTTAGTGTATACTATTTTATATGAACGGGGCTCCCAAGATATATCTCTATCGATAGCCCAAATATATATCCATTCTTTGTTTATGCCAACCATATGAGTAACATAAAGTTGTTGTTTTGATATAACTTTATTAGTTGGGTAACCTAACATATCTTCTATACTAGTTTTAACAGTCATAGACAGGATTAGAATAAAAGGAATCATAATATAAGTCCATTTATTAACTTTGCCATAACGAATAGAAACTAATAACGAAAACGTCATTAATACAAATATCGATAGTGTTAAAAATATTTTAGTTGTTTCCATATCTAACATCATAATATTGGTGTCCCATCTGGTCTGGTTGTATTCCCATCATATGAGGTTCGACCTCTCATTTGTATAATATCCGATGCTTTATTATTAAAACTTATAAACTCTGCATCTTCGTCAACTGTAAATCTTACAATACTTATTTCCTGTTTGTGATGTTCGTATACTCCTTCTTGAACATATACAATCTTATAAGGATTGATTTTGATAACTTCAACCGTATATTTTACCGGGCCTGCTCTTTTTGTTAACTTTCCATAAGTTTCACTACCGACAGTTTTGTCTTGAAACATTTCTCTATTATAAACATGGATCATAACTTCATATTCTCCAGCATGGACACCTCTTAACGTAATTATTTCTCTGTTGATCTTTAACACAATTCGATTACCAAATTCATCTATTATTGTATCATTTTGTCTGCCCAAATCATCCTTCTCTAGATTCATAAAACCGCCAGTCTTATTTCTAAAAGAAACAGTAATACCTTTTGGACTTTTAACCCAAAGGTCGATATCATCACCAACTTCACTGTCCCAACCAAGAGTAACTATGTACTCTGCTTTTTTAATAATGTCAGCCGTTTTTGCTGGCGGTTGAATCATTAAATAGGCAATAATAAACATAGCACCAAACCCTGCTAACAAGATCCATAGCATATCTAAAAATCCTGTCATACTTTTAAATCTTTGTTTATCCATATCTATATACTATTGTTATCAAACTCTATGTTCATTAATTGAACCTTAATAATTAAAGCACCTATCATACCACAAATAGTAGTATACATGGCTGTTGAAAGTCCTCTAGCCATATGTGATAATGCTTCTTTTAAGTCATCTGGATTGCTTGGATCTATTTGGTCAAAGATCATTCCAAACAAGTATATCATTCCTGCGATTGTACCAATGAGACCTAATGCCATCATTGTTTCTGAACTGAACCAGCATACATCTACTATCTTACCTGTTGTAGCATTGTAGTGTCCAGTTTGCTTATCGCTTATATTTGTTCGCCATGCCGCGAGTCCCGTTAATATAGTAGCAAGTACAAACACAGCATAAATTACCAAATGAATGCTAGTGACATCTGCTTGATAAATGTCACTGAAAATACCAAACTTCCATAACGGATAGATTCCGCATAGAGTAACTGTTGTTATTAACCACCATCGGGCTAAAGTCTTTTTAATCATTTATTTTTTCTCCAATTCTGCCGTATCTAAGGCTGTGTTGAATTCACGGATACGTTTAATAACAGACATGAAGTCTACGATGGTCGTCCATCGATCTATAAAGAATCCCATTGAACTTTCTACCCGTCCAAATGCGTTTAATACTTGGAATAATACTCCAAGTGTAATTAGTTGGTCAAAATATGCTGGTGCTAAAACAATTAAGGCAAGGTTACCTACACATAATCCAAATGCCGTTTGCCATACACCAAATCCCATATACCAGTTAAACAGTCTATAATAGTTTCTCTTAACTGAAGAGAACATAGGAAATAAAACTTCCGTTGCTCTGTGTTTAAAATCATCTTCTGAGAATACTAATTGTTTTCTAAACTTTGCTTCTACTTTCTGATTATTGTATTCTAGTCCTGGTAATTTCCAACCTAGTATTACTGATATAAAAGTACCACCGAGTGATACACCTAATGCTACCCATACTAAGAATCCAGGAACTATTTCTCCCTTCCATACAGGCAAGCCTTCTGATAATGTCCAAAGTATAGGAAGGAAAGCAAACAATACTAAGATAGACGAAAAGAATCCAGTAAATAACCCTTGTAGAGTTTTACCAAATATCATTAAATCTTCTTGTATCCTCTGACTTCCACCCTCAATCTTAGCATCACAATTCTCCCATCTACGTAGGTAGTGATGTGTGTTTGCTTCTCGCCAATGGAAACAATATCGTTGTGTTTGCCACGTGGCGTAAACGGCAATAGGAACATATAGAGCAATAATCTCTAAAAACGAAGGCATAGTATCTTCTGTCAACATAACAAATTCTGTTATCCGACTCCAATCCCATCCTAAAAACAGTTCCCAAAATCGATCCTCTTGGAGCGATTGTATAGCGTCATAAATTTCTTTATTCCAAAAATTATAAAAAACAAGTATTTCTACTGTATACCAAGTCATACCTAGTAACAATGATAACATCGCCCAGGCATAAAAGGCACTTGCTTTATCTAAGAAAAATGATTTTAACATTGTTTAATTCTCCTGCATTTCTTGTAATTGTGGTTTCGAACCCGGCGGTCCTACTGATCGTATCTTGTTTGGTTGCTCAATTTTACCTGGCGATCCAGTTCCAACATATAATGGTTGCTCAAAATTGAAATCCCAAAAATCTCTATAATGAGTTGCCAATAATCCTAGTTGTGGTTTATATTCAAAATCTCTAGGATGTAACCAATACATCGAAGAGGATGGTACTTGTAAAAACAAATACTTAACGTCATTACTTGTTACGCCTAACGAGTCTAACAACATCAATATACCAGCACTGGCTCTATAGGCTTGTGACTCAAGTGCTTGTTTGCTTATACCTGATATTACTCCTTCGGGTGTTCGTGGAGCATGAATTCCTAACCAAACATTTCCTATTAGATATCTATAGTCACCACCTAAAAATATTAAAGTACAAGACGAAGCACAAATGGTATATTTTTCTTTTCTTTCTGGTTGCCCTTCCATTTTAATTAGACCAGGTTGATATAATACTTTACCCTCATCGTCTATAATTGGTGTGTCTCGGACAACTGTTACAACATTTCTTTGTTTAAGATGTGCCGCTAAACAAACACCATCAAATAAAGAACCACCCGGACTCTCTAAGATAACAGTAAATGGCGTTCCATCTTTTGGTAATTCTGGTACAATTTTTTCACAGTCATCGACCCCGACATGACCTGTCATAGAATATAAATTTTCGGATAATTTTTTGAATTCTAGTCCTTTCTTCTTAGCGATATCAAATTCAGTCTCTTCTGGATTAAATATCCAAGGCGGGATACCAGCATTTTCTCGTGCTATTCGGTCTTCTTCATACTGCCAGTAGAATATATTACCTACAAGGATGGCTGTTAATATGCCGATCGCCAGTAAGAACCATCTAGTTTCTTGAAAGAATGACTTAAACATAATTGTATTTTCCTTTGTTGGTTAAAGCCATTGGTTCTACTTAGGCCTAGATTCTGTATTACACCTCTAGTTGGTGTGATAAAATAAAAAGGTATGTTAGGCTTACTACGCCAATTATTGAACATATATTTTCGAATTAGATCTATCATTAAAATAACCTTTTTTTATTTGTTAGTAGTATTTAACAAATAAAATATGCTTATATAACTGAGTTGTTAATGAAAAAACCGGTTGACAAACGACCAAAATGAGTGTATAATTATACTATAATTCACACAATAAGGACATTCCATTGAAAAAGACAATATTGACAGATGTAGACGGTGTATTACTGAATTGGGAGTATGCTTTTGATATCTATATGACCGAACACGGCTTTAAGAAGCAAGAAGGCGAAGAATTCGTATACGGTATGGAAATACGTTACGGCATTGAACGCCAACAAGTCAAAAAACTTATTAAAACTTTCAATGAAAGTGCCGCTATGGGGTTTATACCTCCGTTACGTGATGCAGTTGAATGGGTAACTAAAATGGCTGATGAAGGGTATACTTTTCATGCTATTACTAGTATGTCTACCAACTATCATGCTAAAAAACTTCGTGTACTATGCTTAGATAAACTATTTGGCGAAGGTGTGTTTACAGAAGTTACTTGTTTAGGAACAGGTGCTGATAAAGACGAAGCACTATCAGTATACAAGAACAGTAAAATGTGGTGGATTGAAGATAAAGTAGAAAATGCTATTGCTGGAGATAAAGCAGGACTGAAACCTATTGTAATGGAACACGGTCACAACATGAATGTTGAACACGGTTATCCTGTAGCAAAAAACTGGAAAGATGTATACGAAATTATTACTGGCACAAGTAGTAATGTAATAGAAATTCGCAAGTTGGGATAACAGTCATAAAAAAAGAGCATTAACTTAGTAATGCTCTTTCCCATTTAACGTCTATAATTCTTATTGATTAACCTGAAGTTACTTCTGCAGGTGAAGGAGTGAAAATTCCCAGTTGCCATAACACTACTGCTACCACAAGTACGATTCCTCCCCATATCCATTTATTTTTCATCATTTAATTTCCTCTTCTGAGTAAATCTGAGTGAACAAGTTGATATCCACTCATTTTGAACGATTCATTCTCTAATAACATATACGTTTATTTTGCGTTGTATAAGTTATATAAAATCCACACAGCAACCAAACCAAGTAAACCTTGCTCTGAGAAACCTGCTAGAATTGACTGTACATTACCTATTACAGAAATGTTTGGCCAGAATGGAATATTTTGCCCACTAAAAAGAACTTCAAGCACAATGCCTAAAGCGATCAGGCTTACACCTGTGTCGGCTAGAGACGATGCCCAACCTTTTATTTTTGTCATAATGTCCATATTGGATCTCCTTTAGTTTCGCTGATATAGTTAATCAGCTCTAATATTTACTGGTAATCCAATCGATAGTTATAACATCTGAAATGGTTTTTGACGCCAAAAACCATGGTTTTGATTTGTAATATCTCCAGGAAAAACTATTATCCACAGGTTATATGGGTAGTTTTTCCTGGATTTTGTTATTTGTTAATTATCGCCATATAATGCTAATACCTCCGCAACAGCCGGATGTCTTTCTATATCTTTATTAGTAAACCGACAAGTTCTAATATATTTCATCTCTTTACCATCTGTGATAGTATCAAAATTCAATAATCCATTATTTGAGTTGTTTCTATCTGCCTGCTTGACGTCGCCGGTCACTACAATTTTAGATCCTTCTCCTAAGCGGGTGAGTAACATTTTTATCTGACTTGGGGTGGCATTTTGCATTTCATCTGCTATGATCCACGATTTTTTGAAAGTTCGACCTCGCATAAATGCTAGTGGACTGATCTCCAAAATTTCTTCTTCTAGCATTCTAGTTATTTCTTTTGTACCGTAGTATTCCTTCAACACGTCGAAGAGGGGCCTTGTCCATGGTTCCATCTTGGCGTTTAAATCACCAGGTAAAAAACCATGACGTTCATCATCTACACCAACGGCAGGTCTAGTTAAAACTAATTTATCACATTGGCTTGTTCGTAGAGCTCTAATAGCCGCTAACATAGCCAAGTACGTTTTTCCTGTGCCTGCTGGTCCGCTAGTTATAGCAATAGGGCAATCGGTATCTGTTAAGATATCAATGTAATGCTCTTGTGCTAAAGATCGCGGTATCATTTGTGGTGGTTTCTGACGAATGTTGTCAAAATGTAATGTGTTATCTGCATAAGCAAGATTATGATTATGCTTGTGTCTTTTATTTTTCTTTGACATAGTGCCTCCTATAAAACAATGTCTCAGTGGCAAAATATCCTATTCATTCTCGAAGTGGATATCGATAAACCACTATAAGTATTTAAGATCTTAGTGTAAAAAGCCATAACTTATATAATATTCTGGTTTTTAAACATAAATACAATGAGCACACAATATTACGGATTTAAATAATGAAAGCATTTGAAATAGCAGAAACACTAAAGAGTTTATACAACTCAGATAGTTTTACAGAAACACTGGTTGATTTTGAACGAGTACTAGATGCTGTTCATCTTTACAGTTATAAAAACTGGATGGAAGGTGAATTAGTCCTAGGACCTGTTACTGAACGCCATTGGGTAACGGCTTCATTTATGTGGCCTGAAAAACAAATGCCAGACCCAGATGGCGGTAGAAGGCTTTTAGATTACGGTGCTAATATTAAATACAGAAGAGATGTATTAGAAACGCCAGCAGACATCTCACCAGACCATGCTGAAAGAATGGAGCAAATGGCTCCTGGTACTAGGTATCCTAAAATGGTTTCAGAAAAAGTTTGGATAGTAGAAATCACTTTGCCTAAACAATTAATATCTGAAATATACAGAGGAAGTGTTGAAATAGAAGGTGATACTTACGAAATGGAAGATGTTACAGCACAACAAGAAACCGGAGTAACTGACACAGATATTATTACTCCTGAAGAAACACCGGAGTTAGATTTATAATGGGACTTAAACACGGCGACCTTAGAATGACAATTAGCGATCACGTTGAAATAGATCGTTACAAAGCAAAAATGGGCACAGACGAAGATGTATGTGTTGTTAACTTTCAAGTTGAAAGCAGAGAAGCAGGGCAAGACCTAGTTAACTTTTTAGAGTCAGGATACGAATGGGTACTAGATGCCGCTGTATCACCTGGTACTAACAGACACGGCAAATATATGGTATTTGTTGAAATGGAACGAAACAATGCAGTTAGAGAAAACATAGGATTTATGCTTACAGAAGTAAGTAAAATTGCTGACCTTGAAGAATGGAAAATGCGATATAGTAAAAGTTCTTTAAGCAAAGACGTTACAGAAGAAACACTAGAAGAAATACCTAACTCTTCTGAATCTTACAATAATTTTTTAACCGACTCAAAACTAATAGACAATATCAAGAAAGCAATTAATATATAATTGCTTTCTATAAGTATGTAAAGCATACGAAAGGATTTATTCAATGAGTTTTAAATTTGATTTTACCCAAGACCAACTGTCAAATATCTTAACTAAAAACAAAGAAGTATCTGAATGGTACGACATAATGAAAACCTTGTTACCAAAGTATGATATCAATACTGAAAATAGAGTAGCAGGATTTTTAGCACAATGTGGGCATGAAAGTTTACAGTTCACAGTACTAAAAGAAAACTTAAACTACAGTTCGGATGCTCTTAACAGAGTATTTCCTAAGTATTTTAAAAATGCAGGTAGAGATGCTACAGAGTATCATAGGCATCCTGAAAAAATTGCTAACGTTATCTATGCTAATAGGATGGACAACGGAGACACAGCGTCAGGAGATGGATATAGATTCCGTGGACGTGGTGTAATACAACTAACGGGTAGAAGTAACTATACTAGATTCAGTAAGTCAATTGATAAATCAATAACTGAAGTAGTAAATTATTTAGAAACCAAAAAAGGTGCTTTAGAAAGTGCTTGTTGGTTTTGGAGCACAAATAAGTTAAATAAGTATGCCGACGATCAAGATATAGTTGGTATGACAAAAAGAATTAATGGTGGAACTATAGGATTAGAAGACCGCAAGAAACATTATGAACACGCTCTAGAAGTGTTCGGCGGGCATTACGTTCCTAAGAAAAGTTACGAAACAGTTAAACGAGGTTCCAAAGGACAAACAGTTATAGAAGTACAAAGGGCACTAAATATTTTACCAGCAGATGGTGACTTTGGTCCTGGTACAGAAAACTATGTTAAACGTTGGCAACAAAGTAACGGCTTAACACCAGATGGTATTATGGGACCAAAATCTTTAGGAAAATTACTGGGATAAAATTATGGGATTAAAATTAGCATTAATTATGATGGTCCTTATGGGAGCCATGGGTGGAGTAGGTTATTGGTATTACAATGACACACAAGAACGTATGGCTACTCTCGTTGCCAATGAGGCAAAAGCAACACTGGCAGTACAAGAAGCAGAAGCGGCCAAGGAGGCTATGGAAGCATCATATAAAAAGATGGCAGAAGAAAATGAAAAAGTTAATGCCAAGTTTGCGGTAATAGAAGCCTCAAATAAAAGATTACAAAATAAGTTAAGCAGACACGATATAGGTGTCTTGGGTATTGCTAAAGATACATACACAGAGAAGGTTTTAAATGCTGGATCTGATAATGTTCTAAGGTGTGCTGAAATAATTAGCGGTTCACCTCTATTAGAATCAGAGATCTCAGCAACAAAGCCTAGCGAAATCAATCCGGAATGTTATGAAATAGCAAACCCTAACTTTGATCCTAGCATACAATCTGAAGCATGGAGAAAGAAAAACTTATGAACGAATTAATAGCGGTATCAATGATTAGTGTCTTGCTTTTAGCAGGATGTAGTACAACAAAACAATTAGAAATAACAACAACACCAATAGAAAAACCGGCATTAGTTTTACCTGCCGCTGATACATTGAATTTACAAGATGTTGAATGGTTTGTTATTAACGAAGAAAATGTGGAAACTGTTTGGAAACGTATAGCAGACGACAAAAAAGATATAGTCCTGTTTGGACTAACTGATGACGGGTACGAACAACTAGCATTAAACTTATCGGATATAATGACACTAATTCAACAACAAAAAGCAATCATAGGTGCTTACAAAGAATACTATGAAGATGCCGAAAAGGCCATTGACGACGCAAACGCTGAAAAAGAAGAAGCCGACAAAGCCAACGCTGATAAAAAATGGTGGGAACTTAAATAAAACACCATATAATTCTTACTAAATAGTAATAAAGGAGAAAATCAATTATGTGGTTTTGGCTAATAAAAATATGTGCTGGAGCAATTATAGGAAATGCTACAGCAACGTGGTTTCGAGATACTAAACTAGGCGTTTGGTTTTACAATAAGATAGATAGTTTATACAACTGGGCGGCTAAACGTTACCATGTTAAACTTCTCACAGATGAAGAAAAGCAAATGAAAAAATTTCCGGCTTTATCAGAAAGTCTAGCGGAAATGGACAAACGCCTTAAAGTACTGGAGAAATAACAATGGATGCTTTTGATCAACTTGGAGTAAGTGTAACAGATATAATAGGTCCTTGGATTGCTATACTAATATCAATAGTTGTGGCGTTTTGGTTTAAAGATTTTGCTATTAACTTGATGCAAGGTCTAAAATTAAAATTCAATCCTGCTTTTAACGAAGGTGATAGTGTTGTGTTAGACGGACAAGATGCTATTATAGTTAAAATTGGATTAAGAGAAAGTGTGTTTGGTGTATACAGCGACAAAGGTTATACTTGGCGTTATGTTCCAAATAATAGAATTCCTTACTTAAAATTAGAAAAAATAGTCAATGCTGAATTACATCTAGATAGCAAAGGTGACAAGGGTAGACGCATTAAGCAACTTCTAGACGAAGCACAAAATCAGCGAATTGAAACCAATGCGAACGATATTAAAGATCTTAAGAAGAGGAAAAAATAATGGCTGAAGATGTCACAAAGAAAAAAGTAAACATTGAACTTGAAGTAGATACAAGTGTTGTAGATAGTTCTCAAACCAAATACAAAGCAGTAATAGACCTAGCAAGAGCAATAGATAGTTGGAGAATTTTTCCAAGAATATTCATCACTACATATATCATTTTACTTTATAAAGTTGTTGTTTGGTTTATGGCTCTTGAAACACCTAACTTCGAACAAAGCGGATTAGTATCAATAGTTGTTGGTGCTGGTGCGGCTTGGTTTGGTTTATATGTTGGTTCAGGCGGCAAAAAAAAGTAACTTGACATTTAGTCAAAAATCCGTTATAATATACACATGAATCAAGATCCGTACACAATTTTAGGTGTATCCCCCGATGCAGATGAAAAAACAGTAAAAAAAGCCTATAAAAAACTGGCTATGAAGCACCACCCTGACCGAGAAGGTGGTAGTGAAACCAAGATGAAAGAAATATCTGAAGCATACACTAGAATTACTAAAGGCGATACTGGGCAAAATCCATTTGGCGATGGAAACTTTACATGGACTAGTACTGGTGGAATGTCGCAAGACGATTTACACGATATATTGTCCGGTTTTGGCAATATTGGAGAAATGTTTGGTAAGGGGTTTGCTGGCCCTCATCCTGATATAAAATATAGAGAAACACACAGAAAAGGCAGAGATATAGCCATGAACCTGCCAATAACTTTTCACCAAATGTGGCATGGGCATGAACATTTCGTACAAGTAAACGGAAAAACATTGAGTGTTAAAACTCCTCCTTTTGTTAGTAACGGAACTAAAATACGTTATGCTGAACATGGTTTACCACCTAGTCAAATGGGTACTCCAGGAGACTTAATAATCACCATTCTAATCCAAAGAGATAATAAGTATAGTATAGAAGGAGGAAAATTTGTCGCTGAACATGAAATTAGTGTATGGGAAGCGATTATTGGAGGTACAACTGAATACACACATATCGATGATAGGGTTTTAAAAATATCAATCAAAGAAGGCACACAACACCAGTCAATACAACGTATACCTGGATACGGATTAAATGGTGGGGACTTGTTTGTTAGACTACATATTAATATACCTAAAAATTTGACAGATGAACAAAAACGTGCTATAATTAAATGGAAGAACAATAAATGAGACTAGACCCAACATATCTTCATAAAGTAGGTAAAAAACTTACGTGGGACGATAAAGAAAA